CTCTCATTACGCATCCGAGGGCCGGAAGGCCCGGGCCCGCAATAAGCGGGACCCGAATCAGGTGAAGATCGAGGAGCTGGAGGGGGAACACAAGGACCTGCCGTTTTGAACGATACATACGCCGCCCTTTGGCGGCTGAAAGGATAAAACCATGAAAACAGTCCCGATATTGAATTTAAAAGGCGGCGTGGCGAAGACATCCACCGCCGTAAACCTCGCCGCGATTCTGGCGGGGGATTACAAAAAGCGTGTCCTCCTGGTAGACGCGGACAGCCAATGCAACACCACGGAGTTCTTTGGCGGCGACCCTGCGTCCGGCAGTCTGGCGGATGTGCTTCGGCACGAGTACGACGGCGGTGTCTACGCTGTCTCCTGTATTCAGGCCTCCAACTTTCCTGGCGTGGACCTTCTGGCGGGAGACGACTCCCTCATGGACCTGGACTTGACCAAAGCGGAGACCGGGACAGCGAAGGCCGCCGTTCTGCGGGATATGGCCCTGCTTCTGGCAGAGGAGGACCGCTATGACGTTTGCATAGTGGACTGTCCGCCAGCTTTCAATGCGGCTTCCGCGGCGGCGTTGGCGGCGGCGGACGAAGTAATCATCCCCATCAAGCTGGATGCGTTCAGCCTCCGGGGAATGACAAATCTTCTGCGTCAGCTCGCCAATGCGCGGACGATTAACCCGGCTCTGCGGCTGTCGGGCATTCTGCCCACCATGTGGTACCGGAGCGAACGAATCCAGGAGGCGGAAGAGACTCTGCGCGGCAGCGGCCTCCCGGTGTTTCCCCATATCCGCCGCACGGACAAGGTGGACGAGATGACCTTCGACCAGGAGCCCTTGATCGTGTGCAACCCGCGCTGTGCCGCCTGCGTAGACTATCGGCGGTTCATTCGCGAATGGCTGAACCTGGGAGGAGGCGCGGCGTATGTCTGAGACGGTAAAGGGCTTCAACCTGGCCGCCGCTCTTGCCGGTGTGTCCAAGTTGGACACATCCGGCGGAACGCAGCGGATCGAGTACATCGACATCGGCCTGTTGGACGGCGATCCCCGGAACCGGCGGGATCTGCGCGGCCTGGAGGAGCTGGCGGCAAACATCGAACTTTTGGGCCTCCGCCAGCCCCTCCGGGTACGGGAGAACCCCGACGCCCCAGGCCGGTTTGTCATTGTCTCCGGCCACCGGAGGCGGGCGGCACTTCAACGGTTAGTGGACGACGGTGAGGCGGAGTTCGCACGGGTCCCCTGCATCCGGGACGTCCCCGCCCAGTCCAGCGCCCTGCAGGAACTGCGGCTGATCTTCGACAATCTGGACACCCAGCCCTATTCCGATGCGGAGAAAGCCAAGCTGGCGGCCCGGGTGGAAGAGCTTTTATACCTGCTGAAGGAGGAAGGCTTGGAGTTCCCCGGCCGGATGCGGGACCAGGGGGCGGCGGCGTGCAAAATCTCCGCCCCGAAGCTGGCCCGGCTGAAGGTTATCCGGGAGAAGCTGGTCCCAGAGTACATGGGGCTGTTCGAGAAGGACAAGCTGCCGGAACAGGCGGCCTATGCCCTGGCCCGGCTGCCGGAGGATTTCCAGAAGCGCCTGGCCAACGCTCTGCCGGAAGCGCCCAGCGGCAGCGCCGCCGAGAAGGTGCTGAAAAAGTACAACGAGGGCTGGCGGTGGGAGCCGGAGCTCCAGTGCCCGGACGGGAAGTCCTGCAAGCGGGGAGACACGTTTCTCCGGCGGGACTGCGAGGCGAAATCCTGGGAGTCTTTCTGCGGCGGAAATACCTGCTGCCTGGAGTGCGAAAAGGCGAAGGCCAGCTATTTCCCCTGCGAGCGCATGTGCTCTAAAGCCAAGGCCCAGCGGAAGACTAGGAAGGATGAGGCGGAGGAGGAGGACCATAAGCGGAAGCAGAAGGCAGGCCGGAAATACCAGAAGGAGACCCAGATCTACGCCAAGCGGCTCCTCCCGGCTATCGACGCCGCCGGACTGCCGGAGCATACGAAGATACGCTGGCGTTATGACGATTTTGAAGTGGCGGTCATTCGCCAATGGGCCGCCGGAGAGTTTAACGACCCGGCCGGGTGGTATGAGACCAAGCTGACCCCCCAAAAGTTCTATGACGCGCCGGAGGTGGCGCGCCTGCTGGGCTGTACGACGGATTTCCTCATGGGCCTTGCGGACGATTTCCGCCCGCCGGCGGGTACGGAACAACCGCCCCAGGACGGCCCGGCGCCGGAAGCCGATGGGACAGAGGCCGGGGAAGACGTTCCTGCCTCGGAGGAGACTACCCAAGATGTGTCCAACTTGGACACAATTTCTGATGATGAACCTGAAGAAGTCCCTGCCCGGCGCATCCGCTGGGAGAGCCGGGGCCGCACGCCGCCGGAAGGCAAGACGATTCTCACCTTTGCGCTGAACAACGACGGTCCGGCCTATCGCCCGGCCATATGGAAGAACGGACAGTTCAGATCCCCGAACGGGAAGCAGGTTCTGTCCGGCCTCCAGTATACCCAATGGCTGGAGGTTCCGCCTCCCGCCTCCGGCGAGGAGTTCCAGCTGGATCTGACCTCGGGGTCCCCGCCGGAACCCAGCGAAGCGGTTCCGGTGGGGAAAGGAGGAAGGAACGGAGCAGAGCGGAGTCCCCGCCGTCAGGCGGGGACGGAGTGGGCGGAGTTTCTTCCGACGTGGATGCCGGGCGGGACCTTCCCGCGGGAGCCCTGCGAAGTGGTGGCGGACTTCCGCGTCAGCGGAGGGACCGGCAGGCCGGAAGCGTCCCTCCGGCGTGTTTGCTGGTTTGACGGGATGAATTTTTTGTTCAAACGCCATAGCTCGAAGATCGACGCGGAGTGTGTCCGCTGGATGGCTCTGCCGTCGGTGGAGAGCGATGTGTCCAAGTTGGACACAACGGAAGAGGAGTGCGTATGAGGATATTGAAATCCGGCGACCCGTGTCCCTTCTGTGGGCAGCCCCTCCGGCAAACGGACCCGGACGCGCTGCGGCTGCTGGCGGCTGTCGCGGACATTGTTGGGCTCCCGGACCCGGAAAAGGAGTGCGTGACGCTGAAGGACGGCACAATGGAAGAAAGCCGCCCCGTAAACGGGGCGGCGGTTCAATCCTGATCCTTTGCGCTCTCGGCCTGGGGCCAGTCGTGGTACACCTTCAGCTCCGGGCCGGAGGTCCCGGCGATGATAGGGTTGGCCTTAGCCTTGGTGTGCTTCGCTTTGCCCTGGAGCTCAGGAACCGGCGGGACATCGTTCCGGGGTTGGGAATGCGTCCAGTTCGGACGGGCCATGCCTTTCTTTGCCATAGCGTTTACCTCCTTCAGGTGAGGCTTTGGACGATGGCCTGCATCTCCTCCCGGGAGGAGACCTGTCTGGCCTGGTCCACTACCCGGTCACGCTCCTCAGTGGACAATGCGGCGAAGCGGCGCATGGCCTGTTCCTGTTCGGCCAGCGTCATCATCAACCCAACGGGCATATCGCTCATGAAAATCACCTCCGGCTCAGTTTTCCCGGAGTTCAGGAGAAGTAGACGATGAAAAGACTGACAATAAAAAGGAGGCCCCCGATGAAGCGATTGACTATGAACGACGTTCATGCGATGAACATGACGGAGCTGGCGCTGAAAAAGAGGGGGAGCGGGCAATGAGAAAAGCGATAGCGATAGATTTTGACGGATGCCTATGCGAAAATGCGTGGCCTGAAATCGGTGCGCCGCATTGGGATGTGATTCATGCCGCGCAGTTTGCACAGCGCCAGGGCACAGCTCTGCTTTTGTGGACATGCCGTTCTGGAGAATTATTGGAAGCGGCTATAGCGTGGTGCCGGAAACATGGGGTGATATTCGATGCCATCAACGAGAACCTGCCGGAGCGTCTGGAGCACTATGGGTGTGAGAGCCGGAAGGTCAGCGCTGATGAGTATTGGGACGATAATGCTGTACGCAAGCCGGAGGCCCCCACAAATGCGGTATAGGGTTGTTCTTCTCCCGCTGGCTCTTTTCTTGATCCTGAGTCTGCCTCCTCCGTCTGCCCCTATGGAGGAGCTGCCTCCCGGTCCCGCTGTCCAAATCATCCCGCCTCCGGCGGAGCAGGCGGTACCGGGGGCGGAGAAGGAGGTTGAACCTCCGGCGGAGGTCCACGTGATTGAGGACTGTACTGTCACCTGGTATACGGCGGACACATGCGGAAAGGCCCCGGATCATCCGGCTTATGGCATCACCGCCAGCGGACTTCCGGTAGAGGAAGGCGTTACCTGTGCGGTAGACCCGGCGGTTATTCCCCTGGGCTCCGAGGTCCGTGTCCTTTACGCCGACGGAAGTGCGGGGACCTTCCAAGCTACGGACACGGGGGTCAAGGGGGAATGGGTGGACATCTACACGCCGAGCTATGATTACGCCGTCCAGTGCGGCCTTCAAAACCTGACCGTGTACTGGACGGGCCCAGAGGAGTGAGCCGAATGAGCTGCAAAGGCTGCGCCTACACCGTTCTGCTTTCCGGGGTATGGTGCTGCGATTATCTCCAGATCATCGGCCACCGCCGCCCCTGCCCGCCCGGGGAGGGCTGTACCGTGCGGAAGGCGGCGAATCTGACGAAGAAAGGAAGCGCATTTATGAAACGACGGGGATGGGATACGGAAAAGGCCAAGACCCTGTATGACCAAAAGCTGTCCGATGCCGAGATCGCTGGGGAAGTTGGAGCCACGGCGTCGGCGGTGGCCTACTGGCGGCGGGGCTTGGGGCTCCCGACAAACTTGGAACGGCATCCACCGCCCCAGGAGGACCCGGAACCCAAAGCGGCGCCGCTTCCATCTCCGCCGTCCCGGACCCTGGCGCTTCCGGCCAGGAAGGGACCTGTAGAGCTGTCGGTGGAGATGGACGGCCGCGCTTTCGCCCTGCGGGCCCCGGACCTGGAGGGCGCGGCGTGGATACACGAATACGCCGGGCGGCTGCTGGGGGACATGGGCCGGCTTGCCGCCAAGCTGGAGGAGGGCACCAGCCATGGCTAAGAAAAACAGCACCCGGATGTGCTCCCGCTTCCACTGCGATAAGCGCGGGGACCGCTACTGCTGCGCGGACTGCGTGGAGCGGAAGCGGGACCGCTGCCGGAATCCCTGCCTCAACGACCCGGCCCGGTGCGGCCTGGAGAACAGGAGGCCGAAGCCGTGAGCGGACCGGTCTGGTACTGTACGAGACAACGGGCGGGGCCCCTGGTAAAGGAGTGCCGGGCCCTGCGTCCCCGGCTCGGTCCAAATGACAGCCTCTACGAACGGACGGAGAAAAACAAAATCCTCCGCCCGCCCCGGGACTCCTCCGTCTGCCGGACCCGGGTGGACCGTCTGGAGCTGCGGCTGGCTCTGTTCCGCTTCGAGGGGACCCGGTATGACCTCAGCTTTGACTCGGAATCCCTGCCGGAGAGGTTTCAGGACGTGCGGAAGGTCTGGCGGGCCTTTCTCTCCCGGCTGCGGAGATGGCAGGGCGGTCCCTTTGATTACATCTACCTGGTGGAGGGCCGCCATGGGGACCACCGTTACCACCTCCACATCGTCCTTCGCTATGGAGACTTCCCGCCGGCGGTGATCCGCTATCTCTGGAAGTACGGCAATGTGGAGGACGAGCCCCTGCTTCGGGGACCCCATGACAGCTACCGCCGGACGGCCAAGTACTTCAACAAGGAGGCCACGGACGGCCTGATCCTGCCCATCGGGGCGAAGCTCTGGAACTGCAGCCGGAGCCTGAACGCCCAGCTGCCGCTGCCGGAGCGGTGGAAGGATGAATCCGGGGTAATTGAGATACCGGACAATGTGTCAATATCTGGAAGGAATGACATCAGGAACGAGTTTGGGGCCTATTACTACGCCTGGTACATCGAGCAAAAAACGGGACTTTTATTTTAAATCAATGATTCTATCTTGGAATGTAGTTGAACATCTGACACGTTTTACAAAAACAGGAGGCGAGTCCATTGCAAAGCTCAGCGAAACCTGCTAAACTAATCGTAAAGGACGGATGGATTATTTGCCCAGTCTGCAATCAGAACCGAAAGACCATCCGAATCACAGCAGATACTGAGGCATATCACTTGCCGGTGTACTGCCGGAAGTGCGGCAAAGAGCTTATCTTGAATATCCGCCGAGGCCTGAGCGTTGAACGCCTGAGCCCATGACCAACCCAGCAAGGTTGTTCGTGGACCCGGGCGTTTTTGTTTTACGTGGAGGTGATAGCCCATGGCAATGAAACCGCCGCGGCCCTGCCGGCATCCCGGGTGCGGCCTCCTGGTCTCCAGCGGGTACTGCGCCGCCCACCAGCCGTCCAGGGAGGATCGGCGGAGCGCGGAGTCCCAGGCGTGGCGCTGGATGTACGGGACGGACGAGTGGAAGCGCCTGCGGGGAGACCAGCTGCTTTCCGAGCCCTTCTGCCGGGAGTGCGCCGGGCGGGGCGAGCGCCGGTACGCCACGGACGTGGACCACATCCGGGACCACAAGGGGGACTGGGCCGTGTTCACAGACCCGGGGAACCTGGAAAGCTTCTGCCATTCCTGCCACAGCCGCAAAACGGCCCGGGAATTGTGGCGAAACCGGCGGGGAAAACGGCGCCGCTGAGGCCGGAAACCGGGGCAGCTTTGGGCGCGTGGGCGTCCCGCGTGCCTGAACCGCGCGAATCCTTGCGGACCCTCCCCCCGGTCAAAAAAGTTTCGGCGAATTGACGCAATACCGCATGGCCTCCTCCGTGTGGGATTTTCTCCCCACGGCGTTGCAGGTTCGCCGCAAATCCCGCAAAAAACCGCCGAAAGGAGCTGAAACTATGCCGGGACCAAGACAACCCACGGACCTGCTGAAAGCCACGGGCCGCAAGCACCTGAGCCGCGCCGAGGAGGCGGAGCGCCGGAGCCGGGAGGCCCGCGTGGAGCCAGCCAAGACGGCCAAGCCGCCCAAGTGGCTGCCGGAGTGGATGAAGAAGGATTTCCGTACCCTGGGCAAGCGGCTGATCGCCGCCGGGCTCTACACGGACCTGGACGCGGACGTCCTGGGCCGGTATCTCGTTGCCCAGCATAGCTGGGTCGCCGCCAGCCGCGAGGCGGCGGACGCCCTGGATCAGCGGGACCAGAAGGCGGCGGAGGACTGGAGCCGCATCCAGGACCGCTACTTCAAGCAGGCCCGGGCCTGTGCCAACGACATGGGGCTCACCGTCACCTCCCGCTGCCGTCTGGTGATCCCGGAGGATTTGAGGCCCAAGGAGGACGACAACCCGTTCCTCCAGCTGATCCAGGCGGGGGGCCGCTATGCCTGAAGCCGTCTGGCTGACGCCGTTCATCCATGTGCCGGTCCCGGACGACGGCGCGGAGCTGCGTTACTGCCAGGAGGCCGTGGACCAGGTGCTGCGCTTCTTCGGATTGCTGGTGTTCGGCCAGAACGAGTGGGCGGGACAGCCCTTCGAGCTTCTCCCCTGGCAGGAACAGATTGTCCGGGAGTTCTACGGCGTCCAGGTGCGGGACGATGACGGAAGCTGGGTTCGGTACCGGAGGTTTCTATACAACGAGATTCCGAAGAAGAACGGCAAGAGCGAGTTCGCCGCCGGTTTGGGCCTGTACCACCTTCTGGCGGACGGGGAATCCCGGCCCAACGTGGGCATCTTCGCCGTGGACAAGGAAAACGCGGATATCATTTACCAGTGCGCCAAGTACATGGTGGAGAACACCGCCCTCAGCCGGCCGGAGCACAAGCCCCTGGCCTGGTGCCGGGACAGTGTGCGGGAAATCCGCACCCGTTTCGGCGGCGTGATGAAGGTCTACTCCGGGGACGTGGAGAACAAGCACGGCCCCTCCTTCTCCGCCATCCTCTGCGACGAACTCCACGCCTGGAAGGGCCGGAAGGGGCGGGCCCGCTGGGAGGTGCTGACCACCGGCTCCGACGCCGCGAGGCGCCAGCAGACGGTGCTGGTGCTGACTACGGCCGGGGACGACCCGGACCGGGCCTCCATCGGCTGGGAGGTCCACGAGAAATGCCGGAGGCTTCTGGCCTGGCGGCAGGGAAAGCCGGAGCGGCCGGGGGACATGGACGACCCGGAGTGGCTGCCGGTGATGTACGGCGTGTCCGTCCTCACCGGGGACGACCCGGACAAGCTCAAGGACCTGGACATCTACGATGAAGAACTCTGGAAAGCCTGCAACCCCTCCTATGGCGTGACCATGAACGCCCGGAAGTTCCGGGCGGCGGCCCGGGCGGCGAAGCAGAGCGAGGCGGCGGAGCGGTCCTTCCGCTGGCTGCGGCTGAACGAGTGGATCTCCACCAAGGACGTGGGGTGGCTTCCCCTGACGCTGTACGACAAGACCCAGATCGGGCCCTCCGCCAAGAAAGAGCGGGAGGCGTGGGTCCGGGAGCATCTGACGGGCAAGCGGTGCTTCGGCGGGCTGGACCTCTCTAAGACCACGGACCTGACGGCCTTCGTGCTGGTGTTCCCGCCCCAGCCGGGGCTGGAGACGGCGGTGGCGCTGTTCCGGGCCTGGAAGCCCCGGCAGACGGTGCTGGAGGCGGAGAAGGCGGACGGAATGCCCTTCCGGGACTGGGAGCGGGCGGGCTTTTTGAGCCTGTGCGCGGGAGACATGGTGGATTTCCGGGACATGGTGGAGGCGGTGCTGGAGGCGAAAGAGCTCTACGAGCTTTTGTATCTCGGAGTGGACGCCCACCTGGCGGACACCCTGACGCCCCAGCTCCAGGACGCGGGCGTCCGGGTTATCTCTATCTCCCAGTCCATGGTGGGCATGAGCCCGGCCATGAAGGAGATCGAGCGGATGCTGCGGGGGCGGGAGATGCTCCACGTCCACAACACCTGCGCCCGGTGGTGCTTCGGAAATGTCCGCTGCGCGGTGGACGGGAACGAA